GCTTCATGGGCTGAGATTTTTTCCTCATACTGCGACTTGAACTGGAAATAGTCATCCTTGTCGATCAGGCCCTGCACTAAATCCTCATACAGTCCACGGATGCGGCCCCGGAGGTTTTGAATTTCCTGTTCGTGTTCTTTCTTCGCAGCAGAGAGCGCAAGCTGCTTCTCCGACCGTTCTTCGTCAGCCGATTGCTGCTGGAGACATACCTTCATTTTTGCGCCCATCTCTCGACGCATGGTTTCCGTGATTGTGGAAATCAAATCGTCCTCACGAATGGTGATGCCCTTGCAAAGCGTATCATCGTGGGCGACACGGCTCGGCGTCAGGCAGTGGAAGAAGTATACATCGTCCATTTTCTTGCGGAGGTTTCGCTGCCGATGAAGCGCCTTACCGCACTGAGCGCAGAAGATTTTGCCTTTGAGCGGATTGGGCGTATAGGGCTTGATCTGGCGGCTTTTCGCCTCTGCCGCAGTCTTGTCGAGGATGGCTTGCACCTTGTCAAAAAGCTCATGAGAGATAATCGCCTCGTGTGTATCACAAACGGCAATCAAGTTATCCTCGCCAGCTTGCACCTGCCGATGGTCAATGATTTTTGTATGCCCTTGCACCAAATCGCCAGTGTAGGTCTGACAGCGTAGGATCACCGCAACCGTCCGCGTCTGCCATTTCCCATTCCCCAACAAATTCTGATTGGTGATTAGTCCAATGGACTTCTTGTAGTGGCTGGGGGATAGAATTTTCGCCTCATTGAGCCGGACGGCGATGGTGTTCAGCCCTGCCCCCTCCGCGGCCCAGGTGAACATATCGCGGACAACCGGGGCAGTTACCGGGTCAATGACAAGCTGGTGGCAGTTGTCGGGGGCTTTCAGGTAGCCGTAAAGCGGCCTCGCTCCCACATACTCGCCGTCCTTCATCGCCTGCCGCTGCTGGGCCTTGATCTTCCGTCCTATGTCTAAGGCATAGGCTTCGTTAATCATGTTTTTCAGGGGCAAAATGATACCTGCGTGAACATCGTCGGGATTATCCGAATCGTATTGGTCAGTCACGGCAATGAAGCGGACCTTGTGCTGGGGGAAATACTGCTCGATGTAGTAGCCTGCGTCGATGGAATTGCGCCCCAGGCGGGACAAGTCTTTCACGATGACGCAGTTTACTTGACCGGCCTCAATATCCGAGAGCATTTGCTGAAATCCCGGACGATGGAAGTTCGTGCCGGTAGCACCGTTGTCGATGTAGGTATCGTAGACGAATATCTCCGGCTGGCTCTCCAAATAGTGATTTAGGATGAGCTGCTGCGTTTCGATAGAAATGCTCTTGGTATGCGTGTCCTGAACAGAGAGCCGGATATACAGTGCGGCGCGGATAGTCGGCGCTTGCACCTCTGCGACCTCCTGGATGATGTTCTTTCTGCTCTTTCTGGCCATAATCAGCTCGCCATCCTTTCTTGAATTCTTTCAGCCAGTGCCTTTGCCCTTTTGTATTCCTCATCGTAATTGAACCTGATCCGCAGCTCGTCTTTTCCGAGAACGGTGATGGTTTGAATGAGCTGCACCACCGCTTTCCTGTCCAGTTCTTCCAATGACGCGAACTGCGTGAAGTGACGAATCCAGCGGTTTCGCTCGCTCCGATTTTCCAGCACATCCTGAATCTTGGCCTGTAAATCCCGGTTCGCCTCCCGGAGCCGCTCGGCCTGCTGCGTATACTTGTTCTTATAGGCGATGAATTCCTCTTTGCTGATCATGCCCTGCACCATATTTTCATACAGACGGGCCTTGAACTCCAACGCACAGGCGATCTGCTTCTCGTTTTCCGTAACCTGTGTCGAATATTCCGCGGCAAGCTGCCGGTTGACCTTGATATGGTCCGCGCCGGAAAGAACTTCCTCCAAAGAAGCCACGCTGTTGATATAGCCCTTTAGGATTCCGCAGACGTCGCTTGCTAAATCGCTTTCTTTCAGCATCACAGGATGAGTGCATCCCTTTTTCTTACCTGTCGGGCAGTAGTAGTAATAATACGCCTTGTCCTTGGCCCGGACCGTCTTGCGGGTCATACGCGCGCCGCAGCAGCCGCAGACCAGGATGCCGGAAAAAAGATACACCGTCTTTTGATCGGGGGCCGTCCGTGTGTCCAGGTGCCGGATGCGCCGGACAAGATCGAAGTCCTGCCGGTCAATGATGGCCTCGTGCGCGTCAGGTATCCGCACCCAATCAGAGGACGGGTGAAGCTCCATCGTTTTCAACTTGTAGTGCGGCGTCCCACGCTTGCCCTGCACCAAAACGCCGGTGTAGGTTTCATCCTCCAAAATGCGGATGACTGTTGTGGCAGACCATTTACATTCTTCCTTGTCCGCATAGCCACCCTTTGCGTAGGGCAGGCCCTTGTTCTTTTTATAGGCCAGTGGAGAAAGGACGCACATTTGGTTCAGCTCGGTTGCAATGTGATTGGCGCTGCTGCCGTCCAGCCGCATACGAAAAATCTCGCGGACAATATTAGCGGCGTAGGGATCGACGGTAAGTTGGTTCCTGTTATCCTCGGATTTCAGGTAGCCATACACCGTGAACGCGCCCACAAAATCGCCATTCCTGCGCTTAATGTCCAGTGCGCTCCGGGTTTTGACGGAAATATCTCGGCAATAGGCTTCGTTCATAATGTTCTTGACCGAAACTGCGAGATCGTCGCCGCTTCCATCATTGGCTGTGTCCAGGTTGTCGTTGATGGCAATAAAACGGACACCATAAGCGGGAAACACCCGGCGAAGGTAACGCCCGGTTTCAATGTACTCACGACCAAGGCGCGACAGGTCCTTTACAATGACGCAGTTGATCTTGCCATCGGTAACTTCCTGCATCATTTCCTTAAAGGCTGGACGATCAAAAATGATACCGCTGTAACCATCGTCAATTTTCTCGGACACGATTTGAATATCTGGATTCCGTGATACAAAGCTCTCAATGAGCTTCCTCTGGTTGCCTACGCTATCGCTTTCGCTGCTCTTGTCATCCGTATAGGACAGACGGATATATGCTGCGGCTTGGTATTTGGGCATGAAAAATGCGCTCCTTTCTGTTGGAAATGTCCCGCAAAAAGAGCGACTTTGAGCGTTGAGCCTTGTTCAGTTCCTTTTCCGTGACCAATTATACGGTACGCTTTTGAAAAAAGCGATGATGTCGATTTAGCGGATGAGGCTCCGCAGCCGATCTTCAAGGGTTACGCCATCGTTGGTGAAGCTGGCGTTGATGATGAACTTACCGCAGCGGAAACGGTAGGGGTTTTTGATCTGCCGAACAAATTCCGCAATGCGTTCCTCCTTCGGCAAGTCCTTACTGACGGATACAGTGCGAATATCCACCAGCATTTCATCTTCGTGATTCATACTCATAAAATTGCTCCCTTCAATGTTTTGTGACCATAGGCACAAAAATAGGCTGACGGAGATCAGCCCTGCCAAGTTTCTTGGTTTGCAGCGTATTCCGTCAGCCCATGACTTCTACCTATGAGCAGGCTCAGCGAGAAGTGTTTTTGGCATTTCGTGTGTGCTTGTTGTTGGTGCGTCGCATTTTGCGGCGGTATCCCGGCTTGTGCATCCGCGCCGCCACTAATTCCTCTTGCTCAATACGGCGGAGGGCGGCATCCTGGTTGTCGGGCCTTGCGAACTGCTTGTATTTGTTCATGGCGTTCTCCTTAAAATTTCAGGGGCAGGGCGCTGGCCTTGCTGGAACCGTTGTAGATTTTCCAGACCTCAAAGGTGTATTTCTGCGGTGCGGGGAGGGAATCCCCGGCAGCCATAGCACTGCGAAAGATGTGCAGGGGGTCTACACGGCGGCAGCGACTGACAAGGCGTTTGGGATTGTACTCATCATGGTAGAGCTTGATGAACTCCGCCATGCCCTGCACCGTTTCGGCCCGAAGGGAATCCTTGTGACCGCCCCACGCGGCTCCGATCACGCGCAGCGCCTCCATGTAAATCTCCGCGCCGACACTCTTGAACTCGCCGTAGGCGGCGGACACGCAGCCGATGTGGTTTTGCCCTCTGGACTGATTGAACGAGAGGGTAAAACCAGCCTTTTCCGTCGCCGCCGCAAAGGATGTGGCATCGGGATCACCGGCAAACACCAGCGCACGGATTTTCGCGCCGGAGTACACCTTGGCGGAAAAGCCGGTCTGCTGGGCAAACAAAAAAGCCTCATCTTCTGCGGTCAGGCCGGTATAGACCTTGCAGAGAATCGGCAAATCCTGGCCCCCATTCAGCAGTTTTCTCGCGGCGATGGTGTGCTGACCATCGAACACAAAATACTTGCCGTCGCGGGCGCTGACCTTCGGCTCGTTGGCAACACGCTCATCGAAGTGTTCCACAATGTCGCGGACACGCTTATTATTTTGTACTCGCTGGTACAAATCACGGGGGATCACCAGCTCTGAGCTGTTGATGTCCACTTCCTCATACAATTTTTCTTGCTTCATAGTCCCATTCATATCGGGTTCCTCCTTCAATTTGTAAGATATATTTTTTTAGGTCCTGCAAAGTTGCCAGGACCTGCTGATGGTAAACTTCCTCAGTAATGAGCTGGGGCCACTCGTCAAAGGTGCTGTCAAAACTTTGCAGCATCCGCGTGACCTTCCACTCAAACTGCTGGACAGCTTTCTGCGGTGTCATGCCGGGCTTGTCCATCGCCATCTCGTCAGAGATTTTCTGAATGGCAGCGAGGGTGTCCTTCTTGCTTTTGCCAGCTATGGGAGAGACGCTTTTCTCCTGCGAGGGCGGCGCTATACCTTTGGTGCTGTTGCTCCCTGGCTTAGATTCCTTCTTATTTTGCCGTGCCTTTGAATCATCACCAGGAGGGTTTAACACCTGATCTACAAGCGGTTTGCGTTCCTCTGGAGAGGCCCTGGCGATAGCCTGCATCTGCTTTTGGGTGGGCTTGATCTTGCCTGAGAGGATTTCTTGGCGAAAGCCGGGAGATACTTCCTCGGCGGCTGTTGCACCTTGGGAATATTGACCAGCATATTTTACAAAGGCATCCGTTGTGCCAGTTTCATTCGCAATACGGCTTCGTGTCCCGTGTGCATTTTGGGGTGGGCTATTTTGGCCCACCCCACTTTCGCTCGGTAAAGTGTATTGGTTTCCGCAGTAAAATTCAGGTTGTTTTTCTGCGTTATAACGGTCTCCAATGAGCATACGCTTTTGTATTGGTGTAAGATTTCTCCGCCCAAGCTGGTTTTTGCAAAGCCAAGAAATGGCCTCATAGCGATTCTCGAAGTCCTTTTCAAAGACATCAAATATAATGCCGGGGTGGGCCTGCACGATCTTGTAGCGGTTGTGACCGTCCACAATCGTGTTGTTCCAGACGATAAGGGGCATGAGAACAACGCCCTCAGAGATAATATTTTCCTCTAACTGCTTGTACTCATCATCGGTCAGCGGCGGTATCTTGCTCTCAAACTCCGGGTCGATCTGTAAGACCGGGTTCAGTTGCGATTTCTGTTTCATGGTGCGGTTCTCCTTTTTTAGCTCCATCAAAGTCACATGAATGCGCTGGCGGACTATGCCGCCAGCGCATGGTATCTGACTTTGAGGGAAACGCTGCGCTGATAAAATTGGTGCCACATAACGTAGGCCGAAATCAGCGGAGCGATCCTGTCAAATATGATTGATGTATCCGTCACATTTGCCACGCATCCCGGACGGGAGGGCATGATGCAGGCCGCCTTTGGCAAGGCTGTCCCAACACCGCAGCATCGCTCGTAGCGTGTGCCGCCGTGTTCCCCCTCAAGTCAGTGGGAGGCCGTAGCTGGAGTTGCGTATCGCCCGCGCTGTCATCGCGCCCGGTTTGCCATGCCGGGTCTAAGGCTGCGTAGATCGCTCGGATAACTGGTCAGAGATCATCTCCTAAAGTCATCGTCATGGCGTCGCATCCTATGTCGCTATCACGCGAGGTCTGTGCCTGCATCATGGTATATTCACTTTTCAAGCATCCGTGAAAGGCGCTGTGAAAATGCCCTTCACCTAACGCCGTTTTGAAAAGTGTTTGGCAACCTATTTTCCCAAAAAACGAAAAACTTTTTTTATGGCACCGCTGATGGATTTTGAAATTGCCTGATGGCTGGTCTGCTCCAGCCGGGCAATTTCATGGGTGTTCTTCCCTTCCACGCAGTACAGCCACAGCCTACGGAATTGTGTCTCACTCAGGTGGGCTTTGATCTGCGCCATCTGCTCAACTCTCAGATGCTCCCGTTCCTGGCGCTCCTGTTCCAGAACCAGGGTAGTTTCCACCGCCGGTGCGATAACCGATCCCTCGGTCACGCCCTCGATGGAGATGGTATGGTTGGAATGAACATGGTCGCACTTCTCGATGGTGTGATAGCTTTCGTCCGACCAAGCCTTCCATTTTTCAAATTCGTCCTCGCTGGTGAAGTCCTCACAGGTTAGGCGAATGATGTTTCCGTTGCTGTCAATATAAACAATGGCACTGGCATCTTTCTTGTTCAGCGCGTAATCGCTTTTGCGATTGAACATGATAGTTCCTCCGTTTCGATTCGTTAGGTTTCGGTGAATCGAAACGGAGGGCGGGGAGCGGCATCCCCCGCTATGAACTTTATCTATGAAGGTGAATCGCAGTTCACCTGTTAGGGTGTGCCACCCCCATGCGTAACATTGAAATTCATGTTCAGTTCAATAGCGTGATGGGTGGGATTACGATGCAAATGGAGATTCCTCTCTATGATAAGGTGAACTGTAATACATATAAGTGCGGTAGCCCAATGAATTTAAGTAAAAGGTGGTGTATTGTAAAATCTTTACGAGGTGAACTGTAATGTATGAGTTTTCTCGCCCTTTGGGTGATGTTGTGAAAAGAGCGCGGGGTGAACTTGGCTTCACGCAAAATCAGGTCGCTGAAAAGGTCAATGTGGATGTGCGAACTGTAATGAATATTGAAAATTACAAGGGCAATCCCAAAATGCAGGTGTTGTTTCCGTTGGTTCGTTCGCTCAAAATTGATGCCAGGGAAATTTTCAACCCTGAGATGAAGCGTGACGATCCAGCCATCCGTCAGATGCGTTTCTTGATTGAATCATGCAGTGAGCAAGAGGCGACTGCTCTGATCCCCATAATCGAATCCGTCTTATCTGTGCTGCGGACGGGCAATGCCGCGCCGATCAAAT